CTTGCACGGTTTTGCGCCTCACGCCAAGGCGGGTCTAATGGGCCGTTGCCGGGTATCCATTGACGCAACTATATTACAAAACTCTGTTGGTTGTAAAGATGCAACAGTTGGAAATATGCACAAACAAAAACCCCGGCTCTATGGCCGGGGGTTCTGCGTCAGATTGGAGAGTATTCCTGCTCTCCGTATACTTGAGAAAACATTTTTTCAACCTTGGCTCGATAGGCTGGGTCTGACACATACTCAGGTTTGCCAACCATAGCATTGAGTTCTTCTTTGCTTGGCATACCTTCAATCGGGCCAACATTAACTGGCACGGATTGGTCGCCGTAGTATGACCGCACCTTCTGCAAAGCGCGGATGCCTTGCGCTGTGCCGCCCATAATCTTGAACTCCTCAAAGTCGCTATCGCTCCAAACGCCCTTGCGAACTAAACCTTGCGCCCATTCGGTCATAGACTTAATGGTAGCATCAGCGTTTGGACCCAGCTTCTGATATTCCTCTTTGTAAGAGGCTTCGGCTTGCTGTGCTTCATTCCCAGCTAACTCAATAAACTTGCCTGCCAACTCATTGAACGCAGCCTGGCTAACGCCGTTCTCCTTAGCCCAATCCTTGTAGGTGTTAAATAGTTCATCATCTTCAGGGATGTTGGCTTCTTCAAAGATTTTAGTGTCGTACTTTTCTGGTGTTTTGTGCTCACCACGAGAAAATTTACCTTGAAGTTCTGTGTACGCTTTTACCAAGTTCTTAAGGTCTGGGCCGTCATCTTCTTTCCAGAACTTTTCTGGATACCAATCGGGGCGCTCAAACTCAGTCTCGTCTTGGTCTTCTGCAACCGTAAGCGATTCAACTGACCGTGGGTCACCATCTTCAAGGTGGGAAATAGACTGCTCCTCTGGAGCCGATTCTTCGTTGGCCATTTCTGCGGAATCTAAAAGACCGCCTTGCTGTTCTTCTTCGCTCATGCCTGTCTCGCTTTCATAAGTCTACGCTCGATTTCTCGAACTAATGAATTTTGCCCTTCACGAGCAAAGCCATGTGCAGCATCCTCACCGGGATACCACGTTGGCTGCTCAATCGTCAGTGAGCGTAGATGCTCTAAAACCTTCTGCCCCTCGTCACTGCCGAATACACGCAAGTACAAGAGATCGATGTCGCTTGGTTCTTGCCGTGCATCTTCAAGAGACTGCGGCACCGCATGCCGCAGTCCATCCCAACCTTCTACTTCTGCCACTTAATGCTCCTTATGCCATGCCCGGTGGAGCCGCGCCTTCTGCTGGAGCGGCTTGTTGTTGCTGCATTTGCGCCTGCGCTTGTGCCATTTCCATGGCTTGCTGCATCATTTGCTCTCGCTCTTGAGGCGTTGTGCGAAGACTAGCCGGAACGCCTAACTTATCAGCGATAAAGTCTGCAATGGCGCCCGTCTTCACTGCCATCTGACCCTCTGGGCCAAGCGATGCAGCGATCTGCGCCCACTGTGTAACCTTCTCCACATCTCCCATGTTCTGCGCTTGAGCAATCGGAGAAACTGGTGTGACGCGGACTTCAAGGCCGTTGACCTTGAGCGGCAATTCAATCATGCCACGCTCATCCATAACGCTTAACACACGCGAGATTAGTGGGTACATAGTTTCGGTAATCAAACGACCAAACGCGGCACCAAGGTTTTGTGCCAATTCTTTCATGCGCTCGGCCACCTCAGTCGCAGAACGTGCAGACATGTTATCAGGCGGCAACGTGTCGTCCAGCATAATCTTCTTAATGTTCATGCGAAGATCGTTGATAACAATCTGACTTACGTTAAAGTCTCCAGAGCGGGGCAGCATCCGCAGGCTCTCGCCTTGCGGGCCACCGTTACGCGCCACAGGAATAATTGCACCCGGCACGATGCGTATGGTTTGCGGGTTGAGAACGCCGTCATCCGCAGCAGTATAAACACCAGCGATGGAAAGCGATGCGTTCTTGAGAAGAAGTTCCAGCGTTTTGTTGAGTGTCTTAATGTCTGGAATTGCTGTAACCAAAGGACCGCGCCCATATATTTCGCCAGCCACCTTCATATATCTCGCCACAATCCACGGGCTAGACTTCATGGTGCGAGTTAGAAGCTGCACCTTGCCCTCAGGCCAGATCACGTAATATTGGAAGTCACCGCGATCCGGGTTGAGTACAGTCGCCTCAATCAATTCAATTTCTTCTGTTGGCTTCTACTCAATCATGGTCGCAAGGCGTGTCGGGATTTCAGCGTCTACCCAGTGCTGCTTGATTGCCTCGCCCTTCATCCGCATCTTGCGATAGACGTTATCAACTTTGCCGTGGGCGCCTTCTTCGATAGCAACCAGATATTGCGGCACAGGTGTAAAACGGATCGGGGTGATATCGTCTCCAGGCTGCACAAGCATGACTGCCGTGCCAACCGCTAGGTCTAGCAGGAACTCGCCCATTGCGAGGTCAAAGTTGCTTTGGCGCAGCACGGCAAACATCTTGTCTGAATACACATCCAATGCAGCCTGCGCCTCTTGACGGCGCTCCATCGGGATGTCCTCGCCCGGCTCTAGTCGGCAGAACCGACCATGTGGCGGAAACAAGCCAGACTGAATCCGGTTAGCAAATCGTTGTGTGGCGTTGATGGCGGTTGAATCAAAGACGCGAACCATCTTGTTCTGGCCGGGAGAACCGCCGCCCTCATAGTAGCCGTCGTACAGGTTGCGCTGAGGTAGCGCAAACTCATAGCAGTCTTCATAAATCTGGCGCCAGTTATCTTTGCGTCTCTGTGCCAGTTCATGGCGCTTCATAACCTGTTCGACGGTAAGCATCTGTTAATCCTTTTTATTGCGCGCGCTGATGCTCTTGGCCTTAGACTTAGCATCAGACTTAGAGGAAGCGCCCCACGCGCGCAGGGAAAGGAGCAGGCGCGTGGGGCGTCCTTTCTCGTCGCGTTCTGGGCCGGGCATGGAACCCATTCGCGCCAAGAAAGAAGCACGTCTTGGGTTGTCGCCAGACTTTACCGGTGCTTTGAGATTCATGCCTTCAGCACGCGCAGAGGCTCTGCCCTTGGCGTTCAATCCGCCTTTGGGGTTTTTGCCTGCCTTGCGTTGCCACGCCGGTGTATCAGCCACGAGCGGCCCTCATGTTGTCGATCAAATTCGGGTACGGACGGCCTGCCTTTTTGGCCGCACGCATTGCGGATCGTTTCTGTGAAGAACTCAAAGACTTTGGCTTTCCCAAACCCTTTGGTCGTTTTTTGTCCCAAACTTCTTTCTTCATTTCTTCGACCTATTTCTACTCATTGACATTACAATCAGATTGCGATGGGAATTATTCTTAGGGTTCCCATCCCTATGATCCACGTCCTTGCCATCACCTTTTCTCGCAGAACCGCTTTTTACCATCTTGCGTCGAGCAGCATTTCGCATAGCGCGGTTTTTCTTCTGCTCTGGCTTGCTTTGATAATTATCGTATTCTGCGCGATAATTTCTGGACATTATGTCTTTTTCTTCAACATCGTCGTTTTCATATTAACCTCAGCAACACGCCCGCCGTACTGCTTGGCATATTCCTTGGCCGCATCCATCCCAGCCTTGCTATAAGCAAAGGTGCGTGTCTTCCCGTCTTTGGTCACTACTTTTGGCATTATCCTGCTCCTAATACTGTTTGAGTGTCTTGCCTTATCATAGTATCAATCGTCCATCCCCTTAAAAACATCCTTAAATTCACCTTTGCCAGAAAATGATTTAGGAACAGAAAAATACCTATTTCCACGCTTAATAATTTTAGAACCCCTAGCCTGCTCGCTTAAAACAGCTTTAAAAAAGGTTTCGTGGCTTCTGCCTTTCAAAACCATGTAGCTTTCATCCGGCAAATTATATTTTGCCCTCACGGCATCACTTGCTAAAATCACGCTTCCCCAATGCCCCTTGTTTTCTGCCGTGCCGTCGCCTGTTGGCCCCATACCAGCCGCTTTAGCAGAAGCATAGTCATATCCCTTTCCTTCTGGCTGAAACTTACCTTTAACTGGCGACGCGCCACTCATCAGCCTGCTCCAAGCGTCGTCTGTTCTTCTGCGGCAGTGCCGCGAGTTGCTACGCTACCAAGCAAACCACGCTGGCGAATGCCACGCGCACGGCGCTGCGCCGCTTCACGTTTCTGCTCCTCAGTTGCAGTTGGAGCAGGTGCTGGCGCTGGGGTTGGCGCTGGGGCCGGCGCTTTAGGCGAACTAAAAATACCACCCATTAGCTTGATCCTAACTTAGTTTCGATACCCATTTGTGCGTCAGGTCGATCAGAAGAAAGCAACATCCGCTGACCGCCAATCTGTCGGGCGCGCTGACGAGCGGCAATCGCCTCCTTCTTGGAGCGTTCTTCTTCGTTCAGCCGCGCTTCCTGACGAGCCTGCGCTGCTGCAAGTTCAGGATCAGGCGCTGGGGTCTTCGGGGAACTAAACAAACCACCCATCAATAAATCCTCGCATACATAAAATAATCAGAACCAGACGGGCCGTATTTTTCCAGCACGCCCTCCTGCTTGAACTTTAACAAATTTGCCCACTGTACTGCAACCTTATTACGCGCATCTACTGTGATTTGTAACCGCTTTAATGGCATAGTGGTGGCACAGTGGTTAAAAAACCTCAGTGCGCCCTTCGTAAGCGACATCGGAACGCCATCAACGTGGTGCGAAGTCAGCATCCAAGCCTCTCCAACCTTCGGCCAAAGAAGATTAACGCCGAAGCTGCACACCATCCTGCCATCATGTACCGCTGTGTAGGCTGTTCCAGATGCCGCATACGCTTTGAGATAATCATTGTAGTTTGGAATGTCAGTCATCATCGCCTTGTCAAAGGGGCGCAAGTCCATAGCGTATGGATGGCCCCAATGAAATGGCACAAAAATAACTTTTTTGTTCGTAGATATTGTCTTTACATTGCTCATGGCTTATATAATAATCGTGTTGTTGATATCTTGATGTTACCTCCCTGAACTTAGCCCCGGCGCAATGCCGGGGCTTTTTCATAGTTCAGTGACTATATCTTTTGAAATTCCAACAATACCCTTTTCTTGCAGTTGAGAGCGCGCAGAACTTTTGGTGCTT